AACATGGCTACTAATCCATTATCTGTACTTTGGACTGGTTTAGCTACCATTTACGAGTATAAGGATATTACCGACCCAGTAACCTACCAAACCACTCAACAAGAAGTTATAGTTCTTAAAAACGAACCTTGTAGAATGTCTTACAACTACGAACAATCTACCAATATGCAAAGTGGAGCTGCAGTTGTGTCACAAAGTATTATCCTCTTTATTCGACCAGACTTAGTAATTAACCCTGGTTCTGTTATCGAGATCACTCAACACGGAGCGACTCAAAAGTATAAGGGCTCTGGTAGTCCAGCTGTTTATTGTAACCATCAACAAATCGTCTTGGAGTTATACGACAATGAAGCTTAAATGGGATTTGGACGAGTTATTTGACTTTGGCGATAGAATTGCTAACGCTGCAAAGTTTGATGAGACTTGTAAAACAGCCACCAAGAAACTCGCCAAAGAACTACAAGAGATGTTATTCAATGAAACTCCTGTTAAGACTGGTCAACTGGCTGCTGGTTGGGGTGGCACTGAAAACTATGCGTATACGATTAAACAAGTGAGAAACGGCTACCATGTGGATTTGATAAATAGAGTTCCATACTCCTTATCCGTTAACGATGGTCACTACTCTTTCAATCAGTTTGGCGGCCCGTATGAAGTAAAGCGTAGAACAGTTCCATATACCCAAGGAAATAGCGACTCCACATTTGTATTTGGACATTTTTTTGTTGAAAAAAGTGTCTTAAAGTTAGAGAACAGCGATGTTCTCAATAAACTCATAGCAAAGGAACTAGAACGTTGGTTTAGGTGGTGTCTGAATGGTAAATAAGGTTTTAAACGCTGTGACTGTCCAACTCCACTCCACTTTCGGAGATTCCTATAAGTATTATGTAGAGAATGTTGAGCAGAACTTAACCAAACCGTGTTTTACAATTGATACGATTATTCCATTGCAACGATCTAAAAGCCCTGTGCTTTATGACCGTACACTGCCAATGGTTATTCATTATTTTACGGAAGATAAGAAGGACACGAAAACAGATTGTTATGCGAAAGCGGAACAAATTGTTGAGTGTTTAGAATATCTTCCTTTTGAAACTACTACTCTCCGTGGTGAAAATATAAGTTGGCAGATTGTGGACGAAGTTTTACAAGTCTTTATTACTTATAGATTTACTACTGCCAAGGATATCAGAAATCTTGATACCATGGCTACTCTTGAAGAAACAAATGTTTCTCACACTTAAATGAAAGGATGATTTTATGTTAGGTGGTGGCGTTTTTGTTACCCAAAACAAAATCTTGCCCGGTTCGTACATCAATTTCGTAAATGCCAGTAAAGCTACCGCCACTCTTGGCGAAAGAGGTACTGTCGCCATTGCTTTACCTCTGAATAAGGCTGCTGGTACTGTTATTGAAATAACTAGAGCCGAGTTTGTCAAGGATAGTGCGACTATTCTTGGTAAAGAGTACGATTCTACTGATGTGATCGCTCTGCGTGAGATTTTCTGCAACGCTAACAAGGTATACATTTATGACACTGGCGATGGTACTGCCGAAACTTCCGCTGTTATTAACGCTTTAGAGCCTTATGATTTCAATGTAATTTGCGCTTATACCGGTAATGATACCGCCCAGTATATTACTGCTGTTAAGTCTTGGCGTGATGATATGGGTAAAAAGTGTCAGGCGGTTGTTTATAATCAGGATAATCCTAACCACGAGGGCGTTATTAATGTTATCTCCACGGTCTCTGATGAGGGTGCTCCTCCTTACGCTTTAGTTGCGTGGGTAGCTGGTGCAGAAGCTGGTTGTCAGATCAATAAGTCTTGTACTAATATGCTGTACGATGGTGAATACACTATTGTTTGCGATAAGACTCAGAGTCAGTTAGAAGATTGCATAGAGAATGGTCAGATGGCTTTCCATTTGGTCTACGGTGATGTTCGCCTGTTAGAAGATGTGTCTTCTCTTACCGAAACTACCGCTGAAAAAGGAGAGGATTTCAAGTCTAATCAAACCATTCGTGTTATCGACCAAATTGCTAACGATATTGCCAAGTTGTTCAATACTAAGTATCTGGGTAAAATTCCTAACAATGCTTCTGGTCGTGTCAGTCTGTGGGCTGATATCGTTGCTCATCATAGACAGTTAGAAGAAATCCAAGCTATCGAAAACTTTGATGCTTCTCTGGTAACTGTTGAACAGGGTAATACTAAGAAAGCTGTTGTGGTTAACGATGTTATTACAGTCGTTAACGCTATGAGTCAACTGTACATGACCGTTATAGTTCAGTAAAGGGTGGTGAAATAATATGGCTCAGACTATGCACGCTCGTAACGCTGTTTCCGCTAAGATGGCTGAATGTTTTATCACTGTTAAGGGAAACCGTTACAATTTTATGTCTGCTATCAATCTGGAAGCTACGATTGAGAAAGTTAAAACACAAGTTCCTATCCTTGGTCGAACCACTAAGGGTAATAAGTCCGTTGGTGCTGAAATTAAGGGTAGTGCCGAGTTCCATCTGAATACTTCTATTTGGAGAGAACTGGCTTATGAGTTCCAAGAGACTGGTGAGGATATTTACTTTGATATCCAAATTACCAACGAAGACCCCACTACCGAAATCGGTAGACAGACGGTTATTCTGTGCGACTGTAACTTAGACTCAACTATCTTAGCTGCTTTTGATGCTGATAGTGACGATGTTCTGACTGAGAGCATTGACTTTACTGCCGAGCGCTTTGAACTGCCTGAGAAGTTTTCTCTGATGGACGGCGTTCTGTAAGATTAACTAACTTAAAGCGGGTGGAGTGCATTACTCCATCCGCTTATTTAATTTAAATGGGAGGATTTTATAATGTCTGATTTTAGTGTTTTTATGGCTGGTAATGTTGCTTCTGAAAATGTGAAGTATGTTGCTTCCAAGCGATTCGTTAAGGATGGTAAGCCTGTCGAGTGGGAAATCAAAGCTATTGACTCTGACCTGGATGAAATCATTCGTAAAGAATGTACCAAGAAAGTTCCTATCGCTGGTAAGCGTGGTCAATATAATCAAGAAACTGACACGGACAAGTACATTGGTAAGATGTGTGTTGCTTGTACCGTTTATCCTAATTTAAATGATGCCGAACTCCAAGACTCGTACGGTGTTAAGAGTGCCGATGCCCTGTTAAAGAAGATGCTCAAGCCTGGTGAGTACACCGAATATAAGGCAAAGGTCATGGAGGTCAACGGCTATGATCTGAGCATGGAAGAACTGGTGGATGAAGCAAAAAACTGATAAATGGTGGCGATAGTGATGCGAATATCGCTTACTATTGTCTCCATAAATTCCACTGGAAGCCTACCATGCTTTTAACGCTTTCGAGGGAGGAAAAGGCTTTTATCACTGCTTGTATTCAAATCAAAGCTGATGCTGAAAAAGAGCAAGAAAAGAAAATGAAAGCAAAACGCCCTCGTAAAAGGTAGGTGAAATTATTTGCCAAAAGAATTAAAAGCGAGTGTTAAACTTGATACTTCAAATGCGGTTAGAAGTTTGGAAAAGTTGGAGAACAGAATATCCAAAATCCAAAAGCTGGTTAATAGAACTAGCACTGCAACAAACAAGTTTAGTGCGCCTATTCAAAAGGCAACTCGTAATATGCAGAGTTTAGATTCTGCCAATAGAAAAGCCGCTAATAGCGCAAATCAGATCGCCAAAGGTTATCAAAAGAGTAGTAAGTCGGCAAGTATTTTAACCAAGAATTTGCGAACTTTAATTTCCACTTATGTTGGAATTATGGGCGCACGAGCCGTGTTAAATACTTCCGACATACTTACTTCTGCTAAAAATAAACTCAATTATGTCAATGATGGAAACACCGCATTGACACAGGAACAATTAGACAAGACCTATGCGGCTGCTCAACGTAGCCGAGGTGGTTACGCCAATATGTTGAGCAATACTTCCAAGAGTATGATGTTGGCTAGTGATGCTTTCCAAAACAATGTGGATAACGCAATTCGCTTCCAAGAGATCATGTCCAAGGCGTACACGGTTGGTGGTGCGAGTGCTGCCGAACAATCTTCCTCTATGTACCAGTTAGTACAGGCGTTAGGTTCTGGTATCTTACAAGGTGACGAATTACGGTCTGTTCGTGAAGGTGCGCCGTTGGCATACAAGGCAATTGAAGAATTTGCCCAAGGTGTTTTGAATACCGATGAATCCTTGAAGGAGTTAGCTTCCCAAGGTAAGATCACTTCTGACATGGTTGTTGCTGCCATTATGAACGCAGAAGACAAGATCAACAAATCCTTTGAAAATACCAAAATGACCTTTGCACAGGCTTGGACAAGTATCAAGAATATGG